CGAAGCAGATCAAAGCAGCCAACGTGTTAAACAATGGCTTCAGTAGTTCATTCCCAGGCGGTGATGGCAAAGAATTATTTGCTACCGACCACCCTACAGTTTCTGCAGGGGACCTTAAGAATGAGCTATCAACATCAGCTGACTTAAGTGAGACTTCACTTGAGCAAGCGATGATTGACATTGCTGCATTTAAAGATGAGAGAGGCTTAAAAATTGCTGCAAGAGGATTGAAACTAATCATCCCTTCAGAACTACAATTTACAGCTGAAAGAATCTTAAAATCACCAGCAAGAGTTGGAACTGCTGATAATGACTTAAACGCTCTATCTTCTAAGGGAATGATTCCACAAGGATACGTGGTAAACAACTTCCTAACAGATACAGACGCTTTCTTCATTAAAACTGATGTTCCTAACGGAATGAAGATGTTTAACAGAGCAGCTATTAAAACTGCTATGGAAGGCGACTTCGACACTGGTAACATGAGATACAAAGCTAGAGAGAGATACAGCTTCGGCTTCTCTGACTGGCGTGGTATGTTTGGTTCACCAGGCGCGTAAGCGTAGTAAACAAACATTTAAAGGGCGGCTTCGGCCGCCCTTTTTATTTGCAATCACCATATTAAAAGCGTATATTCGAGATACTGCATAACTTTTAAATAGTCAGCATAGACTCATGCAGTAGACAAAGTCTCGGACTATGTTGGCGGAAGGAGACCGATATGGCAAACACAACTTTTCAGGGTCCTATAAGATCCGAAAGCACAGTTAAAACTGTTAGTAAAAACTCCTCTACTGGAGTGATTACTGAAATTATAACTATGGGTGACGCACCTGTAGCACTAGGAGATGAAGACAAAACTCTTGATGCTGCAACACACAGTGGTAGAACACTTGTAGTTCCTGCACTTGGCTCTAATAGAACAATAACTTTACCAGCACCTGTCGCTGGACAATGTTATAAACTTATCTATGGCGGAGCAGCAGAGGAAGCAGAGAACCTAATTATACTAACACCAGGAAATACTAATTTCTTTATTGGTGGTGTAGTTCACTTAGATTCAAATGCTGATAACGTATCTGTTTATTCTAATGGAAGCTCCAACTCTAGCTTAACTCTTACAGACTTTGGTTTGTTTGAAATTAATATTTTAGCTAAAGATAGTACAAATTACTATATTTGGGGTTACCAAGAAGGTGCAGACGTACCTGCATTTGCAGACCAATAATAACTAATGTGGGCCTTCGGGCCCACACGTTCTTGATTAAGGAGGGAACATGGCAGACACAGTAACAGGACCAACAATCCTACAACAAAATGACAAAAGAGTTACAATCAAAATAGTTGTACAATCTGACGGAACAGGTGGCACAACTGTATTTGGTGATGTATCGGCACTAACAGCTGACGATGATGGTAATGCGGTAGCTCATTTATCACTACAAAGAGTATGGTGGACATGCGCTAACGGTGATGGTGGTGATGCTTTTGCACGTTTAGATGAAGAAGACTCAGATGGTGATATTCCAATTATAACTTTAATAGACTCAGGATACTGGGACTTTAGAGAATTTGGTGGCATACCTGCTGATAAATCGTCAAATAGTAATCAAAGTGATGTAAACTTTGTTGTAGCTGCGGCGGCTGATTCTGGTAATTCATATACTTGCATAGCAGAATTTAAAAAAATATATTAAGGAGTAGCTAATGCCTAATACTACTTCAGGAACAGCGACGTTCGATAAAACATTTGCTATTGATGAGATAGTTGAAGAGGCCTATCAAAGAATAGGTATCGATCAATTAGATGCATATCAAATAAAATCTGCACGAAGATCAATAAATATAATGTTTCAAGAATGGGGTAATAGAGGATTACACTATTGGGAGATAGATGAAACTAATATTGACCTTATAGAAGGTCAATCGGAGTATCATTTTTTTAGAAGCTCTGCTGACGACACATCTGATAGTAACAGAGCACAAGCTACAACTAATCAAACGGCGTCAACTATATTTGGTATCGATGATGTATTAGAGGCAACTTACAGAACAAACAGAACACAAACATCTCAACAAGATGTTGCGATGACAAAAATTAGTAGATCCACATATTCTGGTTTGTCTAATAAATTATCAAAAGGTCAACCAACACAATATTATGTGCAAAGACTAATTGATCGTGTGACTGTTTTTGTTTATCCAACACCTGATACAACGGCAGCATCTGCAGATATGCATTTGTATTTTGTTAAAAGAATAGATGATGCTGGTGCATATAGTAACGCAGCTGATGTTCCCTACAGATTTGTACCTTGCATGGTTTCAGGTCTAGCTTTTTATTTAGCACAAAAAGTAAAACCAGAGATGGCACAACAAATGAAGTTGTATTATGAAGATGAATTTAACCGTGCGCTGACAGAGGATGGATCATCCACTAGCACGCACATAACACCACAGGCGTATTATCCAAATGTCTAATTTTTCATCAGGTAAAAGAGCAAAAGCGATATCCGACAGAAGCGGCATGGCTTTTCCTTATAAAGAAATGTTAAAAGAGTGGAATGGTTCTTTTGTACATCAATCTGAATTTGAAACAAAACACCCACAAATAGAAATGAAGGTGCACAAACCAGACAGGCAAGCTTTACAAAACGCAAGATCAGACAGAGACGAAAGTGCTGTGCCAAGTCTTTTACCGCTTAACGGACTTAAAACTGGAAATTCTGGCACTAGTGTAATTACAGTCACAGAATTTAATCACGGTAGGTCAACATCAGACACAGTTAGATTTTATGACGTTTCTAGTTTTGACGGCATAACAGCCACAAATATTACAAAAGCTGCTGGGTATACAATTACTAAAGTAGATGATAATAGTTATACATTCACTGTAGATACAGACACAGCGACCAGTGGTAATTTAAGAGGAGGAGGCGGTAGAGCTTATGCTGGGCCTACCACATTGACACCATGACAACATATTCTGAATTAGTAACACAAATTAAAGAGTATTGTGAGGTAGATAGTAATGTATTCACCACAGCTATAGTTAATGACTTTATAGAACATGCCGAGTCAAAGATATTTAGACAGATTGATTTTGACGTTTTTAGAAAGTACAGAACCGCCACTCTAACGTCTGGAGATGCTTTTATAGCCATGCCTGGAAACACACCGGATAGCTTTGCCTTTATAAGATCAGTAAATATATTTAGTCCATCTGGGTCTTTGGGTGGTTTAACAGATAATGAAAGAGTTTTTTTAGAAAAAAGGGACCAAAGCTTTATTAATGAATACAGCCCAAATAGGACATCGACCGGCATACCAAAATATTACGCAAACTGGGACAATGACACAATAGTTCTTGCTCCAGCACCGAATGCCGCATATACTATAGAACTAGCGTATAACGCGCAAGAAACAGGATTATCCTCTAGTAATACTACTACGTGGGTAGGTAACAACGCACCAGGTTTGTTATTATATGCCTGCCTAATAGAAGCTTTTAAGTTTCTTAAAAACCCTGAAATGGTAGGCATGTATCGTCAAGCATATCAGGAACTATTAACACCTTTAGCTGCAGAACAAATAGGACGCAGAAGAAGGGAAGAATATAAGGATGGAGTGGTAAGAATACCAATACCATCTAGTAACCCATAAGGAGAAAATAAATGGCAAACGTAATATCAAATGTTTTTAAAGAAGAGTTGCTGAAAGGGAACCATGACTTTGATGGTGGTGCTACTTATAAAATAGCTCTTTATACATCATCAAAAACTGTTTCAGCATCAGACCCCACAGCTTACAATACAACTAATCAAGTATCTGCTTCAGGTACAAACTATACAACAGGTGGTAACACACTGGCTAACCCATCAGTTACTGGTGGATCAAGTGCATCAACTGCTTTTGTAGACTTTGATGACACATCTTGGACAAGTGCAACATTCACAGCAAGGTATGCACAAATTTATAGATCAGATGGTAGTGCACCGACAAACAATTCAGTTTTAGTTTTAGATTTTGGTGGAGATTTTACAGCAACATCCGGTACATTTACTATTCAGTTTCCATCAGCAGGAACAAGTACAGCGGTATTAAGATTAGCTTAGGGAGGTTAAATGGCGTTTGTAGTAAACGATCGAGTAAAAGAAACCTCAACAACTACCGGCACGGGAACATTAAGTTT